ACGGTTTGATGTAGTTTTTACTTGTTTTGTTTTTACTTGTTTTAGATTTTGCATGAACTCCCGGACGTCTTTTACGTGGTTTTCTTACAAATGAAACTGCTGATTGTAACTTTGCTTTTGCCATTTTATTATAAATATAAATTAAACACTAAATTTTCCAATTGAAGTAATAACATCTGTAGCTTCTAAGTTATAACCTAAAGCTACAGTATCTAAAACTAAAGTGGAAACACCTCCACTTTGTGTAAATGACACAACATTTGAATTGTCTATTAATACACCATTAATGTAAAATACAAAATCTGATAGTGAAGTAGCAGGTAAACCTGCAGGGGCAGTTAACCAACCTGCTGCAAAAGTTGCTGTGGTTGAAGAAACATAAGTTCCACTTAAAGTAGTATTTGAATTTAAGTATGTTATGGTAGCTTGATTTACAGGACTAGCAGCAACTGCCTCACTTGGGTTACCAGGAAATAGTACTTGAGGCCTTCTAGCTTGAGTAGTTAAAAATTCAGCCCCTACTCCTTCAACCTCTAATCCAATAATAACCTGAGATTTGCTGTTATATTTTTTAATAGCTGTAAGTTGTTTTTGAATATTGTCTGGGATGATATATCCTTTAATGTTTAAAGTAAATGTAGCTTTTACTATTCTTTCTGTATTGTCTGAGATTTCAATTGGGGTTGAATATGAATCAATTGTAGCCATGAATTTAAAACGTTCAGGATTTCCCCAATATGCATCAGATGCATAGTTTATAGCTTCAACTATTTTATTTAATTGAGATACGTAATATGTTTGAATAGTACATGTGTAACTTATATTAACATAATCAGGTACTACATTAACTATAAATTGTTCTGTTGGTATTCTATTATTTAATACATTAAAGTTTGAATAAGCATTTTTAGGATTGTATACTTTTTTCCAAGATGTATATAAATTTGGACTATTTGCATCTAATTTATTACCCAATGAACGTACTTTATTTATACTATCACGTTTAAACATGATTATTGGAGCCATTATAGCACCATTTTTATCTTTGTAATATCCGTCTTTTTGAGTTGATTTCCATCTTTCAGGTGAACCGTAAATTACAGGTACTGCAATTCTATCTCCATTTTGTATAACTGAGGGTCTAATTACATTGGAAAAGTAATAGTGAATCGCCTCATCTATATCTTCAAATCCAATTGTAAATGGTTTTGTTGTATCTCCTTTAAATGAAAGTTGATTTGAACGATTAAATCCAACACCATTTTGTTCATTTGCTGTAAATTGTTCAAAATTTGAAGGTATATTTGGATTACCGTATGAATCCCCATTATCCGGATTTACATACGGATTTATCAAATCATTTGAAATTTGCTTTTGAGATTTTGGATTGGGTTTTCTAGTTCTAGGCATACGTTAAATTCTTTCTCTGGTTATACCTACTTTATCTGCAGGAACATAATGTGCTGTACAAATTATAGACCAATTTGAACCAAATCCTTCTAATCCTGGGTTTAAAGGGTTTGTATTGTATGGGTAAGCTGGGTCTTTTCCAACTACAAGTTGGTTATCGTTAACATTACTGATTTCCCAATATGCTTCATACCACATAATAATATCTCCTGTTTCAGGTAATACACTAGCATCAACTAGATCATCACGTAGGAATCTAAATGTCATTGGTCTTTCATAGTCAACACCAAAGTCTACAATTGGTTGAGAGGCATCCCCTCTTTCAATTAATACGTTTAAAAGAACAGGATCAGCATAAAATCTAGCACCTGATGCTTCACCATAAATGTTTACTTTGGTTTCAGCTGTTTTAAGTTGATAAAATACACATTGTTGTGTAATAACATCCCATAACAACTCTCTGTTAAGGTGTCTAAATAATGAAATATCGCGTTGTGTACCAAATAATGCGCACATATTTAATTTAATTTTTTAAATTCCCATTTATATCCTTTATAAAATGATGTTTTGCCATTACAACATAAATTTATATTAGGTTGATAAAGTTTTAATTCTTTAGCAGCCATTGCTCCACTACTCCATTCTTTAATAAATATGCCTTCTAAAGTATATTGCAGTACTGGTTTTGATTTGGCTTTAATAACAGCATTTATATGATTATTTTTTGGTATTCCTTTATCTTTTCTAGGTTTTGTTCTGTTTTGTTTTATTCCTGTTTTAGATTTAGATATCTTATCACGTTGCTCTTGAGATAAAGATTTTCCTTTAAACCAGTAATTTGATCTACCCTTATGACAAAGGGATTTTTTAAGTTTAGTTTCTTCACTATCGTATGAGCCATATCCTCTACCCAAACGATTGTTTAAATGTTTATTCGAAAGAACATTATAATGTTCCCCCCAAAAAATTTCCCTTTCATCAAGTTGCTCTACATGGCATTCTTCTATTACTTCAAATATATGTTTTTCAGGGCCGTATTTTTTTAATGAATTATATAGGCTAGGTTGGTCTTTACAATGCATTTTTTCATATTTTTTCCATCTAACTATATGATTAGTAGTTTGACCTATATAAATCTTCCCGTTTGGATTAGTTATTTTATATATTCCTATCATAATTATCCTATAAAAATTGTCATTGGTACGTAATTAATTGTCTTTTGTTGGCTTTCTGCTTCAAGTGCTTTCTTTTCAAGTAAAGCTTTACGTGAAGTTGTGTCTAAATATGCTCTTAAACGCTCAATTAAAGCTGTTTTTTCACTTGTAGCTGCTGAAATTAAATCAGATTGATTTAAAGTTACTTCAGATCCTGGGATTGGAATTGTTGAGTATTTACCTCTAATATATCCTAGCATTTCTTTTGAAATTGCTAAAGCATATTCAAATATCCAAGAACGACCAATTGAATTTATATTACTGTAAGTTGGATTTTCATACGGAACGTCCGCTACATTTGTTATCACACTACCACTTATATCAGCATATGGTTGTCTAGTTTCACTTAATTTAACATATTGGAACCAAAGTTTATAAGCGTTTCGTGGGATTGGAAACAATTTTAATTGATTGTTAACAAGTTCAAAAGTGTACTGTGATTTTCTAATTTGATCGTTAAATTCAATTGCTTGTATTTTCTGTAAATCGTAATTTATAGGCATTAACATAAAGTTAATAGCGGGAGAATATGATCCCCATCCAAAACTATCTAACATTTGCATCATACCTGTACCAGTACCTGCATATGGATCAAAGTATCTTGTAATTGCTGGGGGAGATTCATAATATATTCTTCTGATTTCAATTCCACCTGAAATACTTTGTGAAATAGCCCATGTATTCATGTCATAATTTTGCTGATCTGCTATAAGATCAATTGAACCTGAATAGTAAGTTACTTTACCTCCTACACCTGCTTCTGTTCCGTATTGGTTTGAAAGTAAAACTATATTTGATAAGTTTTCTTGAACAAGTTTATTATTTGGAGCAGCAATTGTTAATGGGTTTCCTTGAAAAGACAATAAATTATCTGCTACTTGGTAAGCATATATTTCATTTCCATAAGTTGTTACAGCATCTTCAAGTGCTGTATAAAAGTTGATATCTTGAAGTTCAACTTCAACTAAAGGATACCCCAAACGTTGAGCAGCAAATTTTGCAAACTTATCAGCATCTTGTTGAAATTGATAATCATTATCATAGAAGCCAAAGGGTGTATCGCCTGGAAAGAAACTACTTGAACCTGGCCAAATTGGAATATTCATGGTTGGATATTTTGTTATAAATATTAACTACCAAATGAAGTTACAATTGCAGCCATAGAAGCTGATGTAATTGTTGAAGATAAACGTTGTCCAATTGAATTTGATGAAGTTAGTTCTGTTATAGCCATATTCCATAAATCTTCAGGTTTTACAATAGCTGACCCAGTTGTATTGTCTACTGCTACACCAATTGAAACGGAATTTGGATGTGGTACATACATTGAACCTGTCAATTCATTTCCAGGTCCATAAATTGTACCTACACGTACATCTGAGCCTGAAGGTACACCTGTAACTTGATCAGGTGAATATAAAGTAATTGTATCGTTTGAACCAGATACTCCAATTACGTAACGTGTTATTACATCATCATATATTTGTACATTATAACAATATATTGCATTACGTGAACCTGAGTTGATTAATGGGCCTGAAAATATGTTGGTTGCTGTAGTTGAGGTGGATGAGACTGCATTTGATGAGGTTGTTGCTTGTAATTGCCCTATTACGTTTATTATACCTGCTGTGGTTGAATTGATACCGGTACCAGTTGTAGAACCTGCTGTTACTATTCCAGTAACATTAACTGTGCCTATTGAAGCATTATTAATACCATGGCACGTATTTGCACTGCCTCCATTTACATTTCCTGTTACGTTAACTAAACCGGTGCTAGAATTAGCAATACCATATGTTGCTCCAGCTGCTCCACCGGTAACATTTCCTGTTACATTAATAACTCCATTACTATTATTGATAACAGCATGGGGTGCAGAGGCATTATTTCCTCCAGTTACATTTCCTACTATTGAGATAGTTCCATTTGAAGAATTTAATATAGCATAATTTCCTGATTGTATTGAAGTTCCTGCGGAAATATTTCCTATTATATTAATAATACCATTCGATGTATTTGTTATAGTTCTACCATTTGTAATAACGTTACTTGGTATTCTAACATCTCCATATATATTAATAGTTCCTCCATTAACGTTTTCTAGAGTATTTCTTGAAGCAACTAAATGTGCTGTTATTGTAATTGAACCAGAATTATAATATTTTGTAAATCCACCTGTTACTGTAGCACCATTGCTATCTAAACCTCCAGCATTAACTGATTGGGTAGTTGTACATGTAATATTATAGTCACTATAAATATTAAGTAATCCTCCGACTACAGCACTACCTGTTGCAGATGTTCTAATACTTCTAACAACAACGGTTTGATCCAACGTTACTGTTTGATTATTTAAAAATACATCATCCGATGCAGTAGGGATAATTGATCCACTCCATATTGCAGAATCACTCCAATTACCACTTGCTATGGGCCATATATTTGGCATATTATTTTCCTTTAAAAGCAGCAATAGTTGCTGCTGTGGTTTGTACTGTTGCTATATTTTTTAAACGAGCTCCAATTGAATTGGAACCTGTTAAACTTGATACAGCATAATTTAAAATATCTTGTGGAGTCAATGTAGCAGAACCTGTTGTGTTATCCACGGGTACTCCGTAACGTACGGAACCTGTTGAAGGTACTACCATTGAACCAGAAAATTCGTTTGACCCACCATATAAACTTCCGCTTCGTACATCGGTTTGAGCGGGTAGGCTTGAAGTGTATGAAACGTCATAAAATGTTACATCTTTACCAAATGTATCTGATTGAAAAGTGTAGGTTGGTTTTGAGTCAGAAAAATATTGTATTCTAGTTGAGTATATTGGATTAAATGTATTAAAGCTAGCGACGGGACTAGCAATCCTAACTAAACCAGTAGTTGAAGAAATAATAGGCCCAGAAATTGAACCAGTAAACGATATAGAACCGGTAACTATAGTTGTTGAAGCACCAGTTGTTGATATTGGAATACCTGCACCTCTTTTTATGATACTTCCTGAAACGATTATAGTACCTGTGGAAGTATGTGATATACTAGAACCACCTACGGTTTGACCTAGAATACCACCAATTATATTAATATCTCCAGCTGTTACTTTTGATATAATAGCATTTGTACCTGTTGTTCGTCCTATTAAACTTCCAGAAATATATATGTTAGAATTACCGGTGGGATTTACAATTGTTGCTGTTCCAAAATCACCTTGATATACACTTCCTGTTATAATTAAAGTATGAGCTGCTTGTAAACTTAAAGGTGCGCTATTAGCATTTGCTGTAAAATTATGGTGGTAAACATCACCGGTAATATTAGTTGTACCAGTAGAAGTGCATGTAATACCATTAGAACCATTTACACCTCCTAAACCAGGAGCTCCCTCAACAGTACCAAATATTCGTAAAGTACCAGTTGAAGCATGTATAACTCCCCATCCATTTGATGCAGCATATGCAACTCCTGACACGCTTCCTGATATAGTTACATTAGAAGAACCGGTCATAAGTAACATATTTCCGAATCCACCAGTTCCGGCAGCATACTGGCCTGCCATTCTTAAACTAGAGCTTATAATGATTGAATTTGATTGGGAAACTATAAGTACAGAACCAGATGCTTGTGGGGCATATGGCCATATCCCGTTATATATAGATCCAGAACCATATGCTGTTATTGTTACTCCATCATTTACTCGAAAATTACCACCTCCTAGGGTAGTTAAGGAACCAGAACGTGCACTAGTTAATATAGTTACTGTTACATTAGTATCAATTGTTACAGTATTTTGATTAGGTGAAACTATATCTGAGCCTGTTGGTACTCCTAAAGTTGCACCATCATTCCATGTTGCCGTATTTGACCAATTACCCGATGTTACCGCCCAACGATATGCCATATTCTATAAATTTCCTTTTGAAGCTATTGCAGCACCATCTGTTGCAACTGTTGCAACATTTTTTAAACGTACTCCTAAGCTTCCTGTTGTTGTTAAATTATTTGTATCTATATTCCATACACTTTGTACGTCAAATGAAGCAGAACCTGTTGTATTGTCTACAGGTACTCCTTTAAGTACAGAACCAGTAGGAGGTATTGCTACTGTTCCTGTGAATTGGTTTGTATCTCCAAATACTATTCCTTGTCTTACGTTTGAGGCAGATGGAAAATTACCGGGATAATTTTGTGTATATAGGGTTCTTTGTTCTGCATATGTTTCTGTGTCAAATGTCCATGTTGGAGTTGAGCCTGAGATGAGTTGGAATATTGGGGCGTATACTGCATTACGGCCACCTGAATTATAGAATGGACCAGATGCATTTAATAAATGGGTTGCAGATGTAAATTGTACTCCGGGTGAAAAAGGTGAAGCATATATTGAGCCCGATATACTAGAAGTTCCCGGTAATACACTTATTACGGCAGAAGCTACACCTGATATAACATTTCCATTAATATTAATATTTGCAAATATACCAGAAGTTACACTAATAGCAGCTGCAGTTGAACTTCCAGTAGTTGCAACTGATCCAGTTACATTAACTGTAGTGCTACCAGCAGAAAGTAAAATAGGATTAACATTACTATCTGAAATAATGCTTCCTGAGATGTTTATAACTAAGTTTGTTGTGCCTGCTGAACCATTTAAAATACCGTTACCTTGGAAATTACTACCATCTTGAACGGATCCAGTAATATTAATAGTATAACCATTAATAGCTCCCATAACTATAGCCATTCTCTGTGCGCCCCCTCCACCAAATGTATCACCTAATATCACTGGTGTTTGTATATTACACGTACCTCCTGATACCCCAGCTGAGCCTGAAGAAATTGAAATTGCGGGGCCAGTAATTCCTTGTATTGAGTTACTAGCTGATATATTTGTAATGCCACTACTTTTAATAGCTATTGAACTGGTAGGTAAAGCACCACCTGCATTTGGTGCACTAGCGATTCTTACTGCTTTTATATTTACAGTATCACTTCCTGTTACTACTAAAGCGCAACTAGATGTTATTGGGCTTAATGATCCTACTTGAACCCAAAAGCCTCCATATGTTCCACTTCCAAACGTTTCTATAGTTCTACTCCCAGACGTTATAAAAGTACCACCATGTGAAGCAGTACCCGCTAAATCTCTTGCTGCTAAAACGTTAACAGAAATATCTTGATCTAATATAATATTAAAACGATTTGCAT